AAACTTAGCAGATAGATTTTACAACGTTTATAAATGCGTAATTAACGGCGATTACATAGATCCAGATTTAATGATCAGTTTAGACAGTGAAGGAATAGAAGATCTTGCGGGCCTTAGATCGCAACTTTGCAGGATACCAAGAAAGAATGGATCTAATGGATTGTTTCAAATAATGAGTAAAGCAGACATGAAGCGAGAGGGCATTGATTCGCCCAACGAGGCCGACAGTGTTATGATGTGTTTATACGCCCCTGAGCCTGCGACGGTATGGGCTGACACGTCAGGTTACGAACCAACAGGAATAGTTTAATGGCAAATTTATCAAAAGACGCACTATTACAAATAGTAAATAACAAGCAGGTTGATGCAGAAAAAAACCGAAGCGACATAAATGCGCACAATCGTTTTATAGAGGGAAGATTTAACGCTGAGCTTTACGGGACAGAAGTGCCTGGCCGGTCCCGCTTTGTGTCGAATGACGTTAAAGACGCGGTTGAATCAGCGCATACGACACTTGTTAGGATGTTCCTTGGCGCTGGCTCGATAATCAAATTTAAAGCGGCCAACCCTGACGACAAGGTGCAGCTTGAAGAAGCACAGAGCAAAACAGCTTTTGTTGATTGGTTAATACGTGGCCAGCCTGATTCGTATGCAACACAGTCAGGCGCTCTACTTGAAATACTCAAGCTAAAAGCAGGTGTCGTTAAGTATTGGTATGAAGAAACCGAAAAGACAGAGGATCACCAATGGACTGGGCTAACTCCTATTGAGGTTCAGGAGCAACTTGATGCCTTGGTGGTTAACTCTAACAACAAAGAAGCTAAGCTCGTATCGCACACAGAAAACGAGGACGATACCTTTGATATAAAAATTAGAGTCAAGGTGAGGCGGCAAGAGATTAAGATTGCTGGCGTACCAAGCGGGTCGTTTATGATATCCAAAGGCGCAGCAACTAAGGACGATGCCGAGTTAATAGGGGATCAGTTCTACAAGTCGCGTGGTGATTTATTGTCAGAGGGCCACAGCCGCAAACTAGTGGCCAGCTTGCCCGCTTCATCATTTAGCGGTTCGTCAACTAATGGAGTATCAGACCGTATATTCAATACAGACTCGCTTGGAAATGTTCCAGAACGAGACTTCGGAGAGTGGGCCAGTCAGTTAATATTGATATCAGATTTATATGTAATGGTCGATTACAATCAAGATGGAATAGCCGAGCGCCGCAATATTCAGAAAGCCGGTGATATCATTCTTGTTAATGAGCCATTCGATCATGTGCCTTATGCCGTAGCTTCTGCCATGATAGTTCCGCACTCAGTAATAGGTGAGGGTTGGGGCGAGCAGGTTGTTGATATCCAAGAGGTGAACACAGCCATAACAAGGGGCGTGTTAGATAACATCTACGCCGTAAACAACACTAAGCGTGCGGTAAGAATCGGCCGGGACGGTGCCAACCTTGACGAAGCATTGTCTAATAAAATTGGCGGTGTCATTCAGATATCAGGAGACAGGCCGCTAACAGATATCATTATGCCATTGCCTACTGAATTTATTGGTGAAAAGGCATTGCTGGTAAAGCAACACATGGACCAGATGAAAGCTAACCGGGTTGGCAATCAACTAACAAGCCAAGGTCTTGACGGTGACAGCCTAGCCAGAGAGACAGCGACAAGATTTACCGGCGTAGAAAAGGCAGATGGGGCGCGCACTGCGAAAGTAGCGCGCAACGTTGCAGAAGTGTTTTATCGTAAGCTATATGAAGGTGTTGCATGGCTGGCTGCTCACCACCAAATGGATGAAGTTGAATTTAACGTGTTAGGTAAGGCACTAAAATCAAACCCTGGCAAATGGAAGTTTGACAATAACCTAGACACTGAAATTGGCCTTGGCGCTGGTGATAACGACAAGATAATTCAGAACATGAGCGGCGCTTGGCAGATACACAGCCAGTTAAAGACAGAAGGATCTACACTAACTGACGAAAAGAAAGGCTACAACATTCTTAACAAGATGTATCACGCCATGGAGTTAAAAGATACCAGCCTATTTATCAACGATCCAGAGGAACCCTCAGAGCAGTTACGCGCCGACAACGAGCAGTTAAATCAAATGGTGCTACAGCTACAGGAGGACATGCAGCAGCAGCAAGAGCAGATAAAGCAGCTTAGCGCATTGTCAGAGGTTGAATTGATAAAGGTCCAGGGCAAGATTGCAACCGACGAAATGAGCAACGATCAAAAGGTTGCGGATAGAGCCGAGGGCGCGAGACAGTTTGATATGACATTGGCTAAAGACCTCACTATAGTTGAGGTCGATAGCGGACAGAATATACCGGGCAGCATTGTTTGATGTGTCAGGGTGTAAACCAACATTTACACCCGCTCTTTTATGTTTAACCTAAACACGCTATAATGTGATAAATGAACAACCTAATTGGACTCATATGCGAAGTAAAAAAGATTTAGCAACTGATATTGACAGCGGCAGTCAGGCCGAAAGATTACTCAGTAACCCATTACTTATTGCCTCGGTTTCTGCGCTACAGGTTGCAGCAATCGATAGATTTTCTAACCTTGACCCTGGCCAAACTAAAGAAATGCAGTTTTGCAATATAAGGTTAAGCCTGGCCAAAGAGTTTGAATCAAACTTAAGGGCTATTGTGCAAGGTGGTGAAATAGCCCTAAGCACGCTACAGGAAATCAACGAATTTGAAAAGGCAACAAGTAATGGCTGATGAAAACGCACAAACATTTGAACAAGTAGTAGATGTATTTTATCCAAAGGACAAGCCGGAGCCTCTCACAGCGCCAACCGACGAAGCCGTAACGGATGAAGAACCGGCAGACGATGCAAATCCAGAGAAAGGTGACGCAGAACCAGCCGAAGATGAGGCGGGTGAAGGTGAAGGCGATAGTAACGAAAGCGAAGATGAAAACGGCGACATTCTTATTCATGAAATTAATGGCAAAGAATACACCGCTAAAGACATCGAGCGATTAGAAAATAACGACAAGTCTCGACAAGCTGATTATACAAGAAAGACCCAGGCGTTAGCAGAAAGTACAAAAGGACTTGAGTCGGCACTAGCCAAAACAAATGATCTAGCCGCACAGTTAGAAGTTTTAGTAGGTGAAGATGCAGAAATCAATTGGACTGAATTAAAGGCTGATGACCCTGACGAATACATAAGATTAAAAGAACGCGCAGACAATCGCGAGGCCAAGCTAAAAGAAGCGAAAGCCAACAGCAAGACGAGTGAAAGCTCTAACGTTGATCACGATGCAGAGCGTGCAAAATTAATCGAAGCAAACCCGCATTGGCTGGATGGTGACAAGCCGACCAAAGAGTACAAGGCAGATATGGATTTGATAACTGCTTATTACGATGATAGTAACTGGTCACAAAGTGAAATGAAGCGAGTTAGTGAAAGCGCATCATTGATCCAGTTGGTTTTGGAAGACGCCAAGCGCAAGGAAGAAGCCAAAATCACAGAAACAAAAACAGCCAAAGCAAGAAAGAAAATAATCGCTACGCCAAAGGCGGGAAAGTCTAAGGCTCAAGCAATACAAAAAACAGCCGCAGAAATATTCTACGGTAAAAACTAACGAGAGGCTAAAATGGCTACTATTGGAAATAATGTACTAACACTATCCGATCATGCAAAGCGCGTTGATCCAGATGGTAAAACACCTATGATTGTTGAGATGCTATCACAGGAAAACGCAGCACTTGACGACATGCCGTTTATGGAGGGTAACACCGCCACCGGGCATGAAGCAACGATCCGATCAGGTCTGCCAGCTGTGTTTTATCGTAAGATGAACATGGGCGTACCAAAAAGCAAATCGACAACAGTGCAAGTTACAGAAAACGCAGCCGAGTTGGTTGGCCGTTCTGAGCTTGATGTTAAGGTTGCCAACCGAAACGGTAATACCGGGACTTTTCGCTTAAGTGAATCAAAAGCATTTGTGATGGCAATGGGTCAGCAACAAGCTACCACCTTGATATACGGAACCAAAGCAAACCCAGAAGAATATGTTGGCTTTGCTGCTCGCTATAGCGATCTATCATCAGTCAACGCTGAAAACATACTTCCAGCCGGTGGCTCTGGATCAGACAATACTTCTATCTTCTTGGTTGGTTGGGGTGGCGAAACTGTTTTTGGGGTTTACCCTAAAGGCTCTAAGGCTGGTCTAGATCATGAAGACCTTGGCGTTATTGATGCTTTTGATGCTAACAATGATCGCTTCCGTGCTTATGCTGACATCTACACATGGGATAATGGTTTAGTTGTTAAAGATTGGCGCTATGTTGTGCGCATCCCTAACATTGATATCAGTGACCTAGTTGCAAAGACTGGTACGCAAGCAGAGTCGGCGGCCACAAACATCACTCGCTTAATGTCACGCTCTATTGCGCGCTTACCTGCTATCCGTTCGGTTACCCCTGTTTTTTACGTTAACCGCACAGTTGGCAGTCACTTGATGGAAATGGCTATGGATAAAAACAGTTCTTTTGTTGGTTTTAAAGATGCCCGCAACCAGTTCGGTGATAACATTCATCAGCTTACATTTATGGACGTTCCAGTTAAAATCATGGACGTTATTGTTAACAATGAAGCCGTGGTTTCTTAGGAGTATATTATGTTTATAGATGCACAAAGTGAGTTTTCAGACGATCAGGCAGTTACAACTACAGCGGTTGTTTTTTGTATTGCTTGAGCCTTAGACTTTCCCGCCTTTGGCGTAGCGATTATTTTCTTTCTTGCTTTGGCTGTTTTTGTTTCTGTGATTTTGGCTTCTTCCTTGCGCTT